TGAGGCAGGTAAAGAAATGCCAACGGAAATCTTCGGGGTGTTCTCGGAGAATAAGACAACAATAAAAAGGAACAAATAAACATGAACCAAGTAGCAACAAAAAAAGAAGGAGCATTAGCAACAAATTTGTTTGAAGCTGATGCACAACAAGGTGCTCAAAATATATCGCAAGAAGATCTTGCGTTACCATTCTTAAAAATTTTGGGTCAGCTATCTCCAGAAGTAAACAAAAGAGATGGTAAATATGTCGAAGGCGCAGAACCTGGCAAAATAATTAACACTGTTACAAATGAATTGTTTGATACAATTAATGTAATACCTTGTCATTATAAAAGGCAGTATATTGAATGGCAAGACAGAGGTACCAGCAGTGGTGCACCTGTTGCAATTCATGAACCAGACAGTGATATAGTTAGTCAAACCACTAGAGGTAAAGACTACAAAGATAGATTACCTAATGGTAATTATCTTGATAACACTGCAAATCATTTTGTATTGGTGCAAGGCATTAATCCACAAACAGCATTGATTTCTATGAAATCTACTCAACTAAAAGTAAGTAGAAAATGGAACTCAATGATGATGGGTATTAAAATGCAAGGTAAAAATGGATTATTTACTCCGCCTACTTATAGCCACATTTATAAACTATCAACCGTTCAGATGTCTAATGACAAAGGAACATGGTTTGGTTGGGATGTAAGTAAAGTTGGTCCTGTCGAAGATAAAAATATGTACGACATGGCTAAAAACTTTGCTACAAGTGTAGGTAAAGGTGAGGTCCAAGCTAAACACGGCTCAGAGGAGACAGAGTCTAAAACACCATACTAGAATCCTAGGTAGTGGGCGTCTAAGCGAGAGTGGATACGCCCACTTAAATAAAGCGCTATATGATAGAAAGATTTAAAAATATATTTACAGGATTAGAACGTGCACATGGTGTCACCATTGTAGAAGATACAAATGGCAATGGATCTAAAATTAAAGGTAAATCATTTGTAAAACGTCAACCAGTAACAGATGATCTTTGGCAGAAACATTTAGAAGGTAAAGAAAATTTAGGTATTATACCTATTAATGATGACAACCAATGTAGATGGGGTTGTATTGATATTGATTCATACGCAGGTTTTGATCATAAAAAATTAATAGATAAAATAACAAACATGAAATTACCTTTGATTGTTTGTAGATCAAAATCAGGTGGAGCACACGTATTTTTATTTACGTCTGATTATGTACCAGCAAAATTAATGAGAGATAAACTAGTGCAGATAAGAGCTGTGTTAGGTTATGGTAATTCAGAAGTATTTCCAAAACAAACAGAATTAAAATCGCAAGATGATACAGGAAACTTTCTTAACCTTCCATATTTTAATTGTAAAAATTCTGTTAGATATGCATTTAAAAAAAATGGTGAAGCTGCTACATTAGATGATTTTTTTGACTTACATACTTCAAACTATTTAGATCAAGATGCTTTACAAGAATTACAAATAAAAAGACCTGAAACAAAATATTCTGATGGACCGCCATGTATTGAATTAATGTCAGAAAATAAAATAGGTGAGGGTGGTAGAAATAATGCACTGTTTCATTATGGTGTATATGCAAAACAAAAATGGCCAGATGGATGGAAATCTAAATTGATTGTATTTAATGAGACTGCAATGGAAAAACCATTGTCAGATTCTGAAGTAGATATTGTTGTTAAACAACATGATAAAAAAGATTGGGGCTATAAATGTAATGATCAACCAATGTGTAGTTTGTGTGACAAAACATTATGTAGATCTAGAAAGTTTGGTATAGGTCAAGAAGTATTATTTCCAAATCTTACAGACTTACAGGTCATAGATTTAGAAGATCCATATTATTATCTTAATGTAGATGGTGAAAGATTAAAGTTAGAAAGTGTAAAACATTTAAGACAACAAAGTTTATTTCAAGAAGCGTGTATGGTGCAATTAAAAAGTAGACCACCTACATTAAAAGAAAAAGACTGGGTGCACATAACAAATATATTATTAAACAATGCTGAAGTTACAGAACCTGCAGAAGGTTTGCGTACTGAAGATCAATTACAAAATCATTTACAAGAATATTGTTTGAACAGAACACAGTTAGATTCAAAAGAAGATTTACCAAGAGGTGGCACTTGGACTAACAATGGTTGTCATCACTTTGTATTTGATAAATTTTATCATAATCATTTGATGCGTAAACGTTGGGATCTTGGCTATTCAAGAACAGCAGAGATGTTAAGAGAAAAATGTGGATGCACAGATAAAAGAATAGGTAAAAATAAATTATCTGTTTATGTAGTAGAAGAATTTGAAAAGAAAACAGAAGAATACAAACAGAAAAAATTAAAAGAGGAGACGCCATATTAATGCGACCGGAGCATCAATTATCTCTTTGGGAAGATCCAAAACAAATTATTTTAGAAAAAGAAAAGGTAGATTTGTCTACTTTAAAAACTTTAAAAACAAGAAAAAGAGCTATGAATCTTTTACCAAAAGAAAGATTTTTTATATATAAAACAGGTGGCATAAATCCTTTTATGAAAGAATTAGGACCTATATTTCCAGTTATAAAAAATGATAAGGGAAAAGTATTAGCTCAAAGTCTTTTAACAACTGGTAAAGATGCTCCATATCCACATATAAATATTAATCTTTACATAAATGGAAAGAAAAATTCTCTTAAATGTTTTTTACATAAAATGGTTGGACTTGCATTTTTAAAAAATAATGATTTTGAAAATAAATATATAATAGATCACTTAGATGGTAATATATTTAATTACATGCCCGACAATTTAGAATGGGTCACACATTCAGAAAATCAAAAACGAAAAAACAAAAAATGAAAACAATTGTATTAGGACCACCAGGAACAGGAAAAACAACTACATTATTAAATAAAGTAGATGATTATCTTAAAAAAACAGATCCTGACAAAGTAGGGTACTTTGCATTTACACAGAAAGCTGCATATGAAGCAAGAGACAGAGCAATAAAAAAATTTAATTTAGATGAAGATGATCTACCATATTTTAGAACACTACACTCATTGGCATTTAGAAGACTTGGTATTAAAAAAGAAAATGTAATGCAACGTAGACATTATCAAGACTTTGGTAAAAGAGTAAAGGAAGAAATAAATTATGCAGATTATGAAAATGATCACAACGGAATTTTTACATCAGACAGCGAGTATCTTAGAATAGTAAATCTTGCAATATTAAAAGGTATTACAGCTGAACAACAATATAATTTACAAGAACATAATCAAGATTTAGAATTAGATAAATTAAAAATAATATCAAACGAATTACAAAGATATAAAAAAGAACACAATCTTATAGATTTTAATGACATGATATTAGAATTTACAAAGTCAGATGTAGCGGTGCCAAAGTTTGAAGTTGTATTTATAGATGAAGCACAAGACTTATCAAGAATGCAATGGGATATGGCAAAAGCTATTTGGCAAAAAACAAATGATTCTTTTATTGCAGGTGATGATGATCAAGCAATATTTAGATGGGCAGGGGCAGATGTGGACTCTTTCATAGCGCAAGAAGGACAGATGCTGCCCTTGCAACAATCATATAGAATACCTGCAAAAGTTCACGGACTTGCAATGGGTATAATAAATAAAATTAAAACAAGAATAAATAAATCTTGGAACCCAAAAATTCATCAAGGCTCTCTTTCAAAATATGATGACTTTGAAGATATTAATATGTCGTCAGGTGAATGGTTGGTTTTAGCTAGAACTAAATACATGTTAGATAAATTAGAGCCAACACTTTATGAAAATGGGTATTACTATAATAATAAATTTAAAAAACAAAAAGAACACACACTTCACATGGCAGCGTTAGATTGGGAAAATGCAAGAAAAGGTGCACCACTATCTTACGATCAAGTACAAAGAATATATAGCTATATGAATGTAGATAATAAAAAATTAAAATCAATGACTAAAGATGGTATGTATGACATAACAACATTAAAAAAAGATTATAATTTAAAAACAGATGCTGTGTGGTTTGAAGCATTCGATGCAGCTTCAAGACGCGAAGTAAATTATTTAAAACAAATGAGAAGAAAGGGAGAAAAGTTAAACGAGGCACCACGTATAACTTTATCTACAATACATGGTGCAAAAGGCGGTGAGGCAGAAAACGTTGTGTTGCTAACTGATCTTTCATTTAACACAATGAGAAGTTATGAAAAAAATCCTGATGATGAGAATAGATTGTTCTATGTTGGTGCAACACGAACCAAGGAACATTTACATATCATTAGACCACAACAATATAATAAAGGATATGATCTATGAGTAAAGTATGGGACAAGCAGCACGGTGGGAGTCACTACCAAAAGTATAAAATTCAACCCAGTAAGTTTGTAGTAGAGAATGAATTGCTATATCCTGAAGGTTGTGCTATAAAATATATTATAAGACACAGAGATAAGGGAAAGAAACAAGATTTATTGAAAGCAATACACTTTATAGAGATGATAATTGAGAGGGACTACAAATGATACAAAAACCTATGTTTAGTCCACAGGTAGAGTGGCTGCCACCAACAGAATTTCCTGATCTATCAAAATACGATGAAATAGCAATTGACTTAGAAACAAAAGATCCTGACTTAAAAACCATGGGATCTGGATCTGTAACAGGTAGAGGAAAGATTGTAGGCATAGCTGTGGCTGTGCATGACTGGTCTGGATACTACCCTATCGCTCATGAAGGTGGTGGTAATATGGATTTTAGAATGGTTATAAATTGGTTTCAAGATGTTTTAAATACAGAAGCTACAAAGATATTTCATAATGCTATGTATGACGTTTGTTATATTAGAGCTGCAGACCTTAAAATTAATGGAAAGATCGTAGATACCATGATTGCTGGCTCTCTGGTGGACGAGAATCGCTTTAGATACGATTTAGGTAGTTTGGGTCGAGATTACGTTGGAAGAGGTAAAAATGAGTCTGTATTAGGTGAAACAGCAAAAGAGTGGGGTATAGATGCTAAGTCTGAAATGTACAAATTACCTGCTATGTATGTAGGAGAATATGCTGAAGCTGATGCAAAACTAACTCTTGAACTTTGGCAAGAGATGAAAAAAGAAATTATTGGTCAAGATATACAATCTATTTTTGATTTAGAGACTGAATTATTTCCTTGCCTCGTTGATATGAGATTTTTAGGCGTTCGTGTAGATATCCAAGCAGCGACTGAATTAAAAAACAAACTATTAACAGAAGAAAAAGAGTGCCTACAAATAGTGCAAAAAGAAACAGGAGTAGATACTCAAATATGGGCTGCACGTTCAATAGCGAAAGTCTTTGAAAAACTTCACCTCCCATTTGACCGAACCGAAAAAACAAATTCTCCATCATTTACTAAAAATTTTTTACAAAACCATCCACATCCAATAGTTCAAAAGATTGCACGTGCAAGAGAAATAAATAAAGCACACACAACATTTATTGATACCATAATTAAACATGAACATAAAGGACGAATATATGCTGAAATAAACCAACTTAGATCAGATAATGGTGGAACTGTAACTGGTAGATTTAGTTATTCTAATCCAAACTTACAACAGATACCTGCAAGGAACAAAGAACTAGGACCACTAATTAGGTCATTGTTTATACCTGAAGAAAATTGTAAGTGGGGTGTATTTGATTATTCACAACAAGAACCACGTTTAGTTGTTCACTATGCTGCATTACAAAATATGTATTCTGTTGGAGATGTTTTAGATGCTTACAATGAAGGTGATGCAGACTTTCATAAAATTGTAGCTGACATGGCTGATATACCAAGAGACCAAGCTAAAACAATTAACCTTGGTTTGTTTTATGGTATGGGTAAAAATAAATTACAGGCTGAATTAGGTGTTAACAAAGAAAAAGCTGATGAATTATTTAGACAATATCATTCACGTGTACCATTTGTAAAACAGTTAATGGATAGTGTTATGGCAAGAGCACAAGATAGAGGACGTGTTCGTACATTGTTAGGACGACTATGTCGCTTTCATCTATGGGAACCTAATCAGTTTGGAATACATAAAGCATTGTCACATGAAGCAGCACTAGCGGAACACGGACCAGGGATCAAAAGAGCTTATACATACAAAGCTTTGAACAGATTGATACAGGGGTCAGCAGCGGACATGACAAAGAAAGCTATGATAGATTTATATAAAGAGGGTATTACACCGCATATACAAGTTCACGATGAACTTGATATATCTGTTGAATCTGCAGAACATGCTGATAAAATAAAACAAATTATGGAAGGAGCTGTTACTCTTGAAGTGCCTAATAAAGTTGATTATGAATCTGGCACTAATTGGGGAAACATAAAATGATTTATGGCTTATTTAAATGCAAACATACCAGTTACTTATGCACAGATAAGAAGAGAATATTTATATGATTTACAAAAACATCATGGAGAAGTTGAAGACTGTATTATCTTTGGTCTTAGCGCTATTACAGGTCGCAGTATTTTATTTCATGCTATTATGGAAAATGGTGCGATATTTTATAGACTACCTATATCAGCTTTTATTCAACGTGGATTTGAAGTTAAGGACGTTCCTAAACGTAGACTTGATGAGCTTCAGCTTTGGAATTGTTTTAGCTATTATCCTTCTGTTCATTCTTTCGATATCTTAGATGGACAAGCCGGTAAGTATATCGGAAAAGATAAGAAATGGCATCCTGGAAAATATTTATTTACTGTTGACTTTGCACATCCTGAGTCTAATATACTTGACACTGATCATTCAGAAATTC